GCACCCCCGCAAGGCGCTTCTGCGCATCGCCCAAGAGCTGTGGCTCGGCGACGGCATGACCGGCGGCGGTGTTCTCGGTTTCCGCCATACCGGCCAGCTTGCGCGGGTAGTCGCCCAAATCGCGTCCCATATAGGCGCGGTAGAAGCGCAGGAAATCGCGCTCGCGGAAGGGCAGCTCGTCGTAGGTGATCGTGCCCAGTTGCACCCAGCCGCCCATGTCGGCAACCACCGCGTGGATTACCGCGTCGTCGAACACCACGCTCGGCATGTGGCCGACGCGTTCTATGGCGTGACGCACCTTCGCCCAAGCGGCAGAAGCGCGGGTTTCGCTACTGCCCGCCAGCGCGCGGATGACGTCCGCCGCTTTAGGGAAAAACTGCCCGCTGTCGGGGTTGTTGATATGCGCCGTCAAACCCTGCTGCACATCGGCAAGCGGGTATTCCAGCAGCGCGGCGAAATACAAACCTACCGCCATGTCGCTCAGTTTCGGCTTGCCGTAGTACTCGCACAAAGCGGCCATCACCGCCGAGAATTGGTCAAAATCCTGCTCAGTCATCACGTTTCTCCCGTTTGGCGGCAAACATCGCCGCAATCTGCGGGCGCATCCGCGCCGCCTGTTCCTGCGCGTACTGCTCCGCGCTGCTTTGGTGTTCGAAGGTGTTGCCGCGCTGCGGGGCGCGCTGCTTGAAACAATCCCAGTTGGCCTCGATGCTGCCCCAGCCCCTCTCGGCGCACATTCGCGCCGCGTTTTGCGCCGACAGGCCGACCTTGCCGATTTCGCGCAGGAAAGCACCCAACGCCACCTCGTCAATCGGCGACGAAAGTCGCTTGCGCTTCCGTGCCTGCATCCATGCGTCGAAGTGTTTGCGCTCAACGCCCATGTCGGACAACACCGCCCAAGCGTCGAACCTCTCCGGCTTGGCAGGGGGTTGCTTGGGAATTTCGGATGATGGTTCGCGGGGGGCGGGGTCGCGCGCGGGCGGCGCGTCAGCGCACACACCCGGATTTGTACCCTGATTTGTAGGTTGATTATTTATATCTTTATCTGTCGGGTTTTTTCCCGAGCTATTTCGGGAATTTTCCCGAGGGTTTCGGTTTTTTTCCCGAACATCTCGGGAATTTTCCCGAGGCTCGGTTTTGGGTACATCATGGCTGTTCCACTTCGCACCTTCCGGGGTGATGCGCACATAGTCGCGCCCGTCCATCTTGGCTGTCTCGACCAGCCCTTTCTCTTCTAGGACTTTCAAGGTGCGGTAAACTGCATCCTCCTTGCGGAAGACCAGCGGCAATTCCTCAATAACCAGTTGTCGGCTTACCCAGTAGAAGGTGACACCGTTAATGGTGACTGTGCTTGCCCAGCTTGCACACTCGTTTATCAGGTCGAACAACGCCGCCTGCGTCATGTTGATGCCCCATTCCAGCGCGCGCACATTGTTGATGCGTGTTGTGTATCTCATGCCATCACCTCCACATCCGGCAACTCCATCCAGAACTCAAAACCACAAGAAATCAGAAAATCCGTGACCTCCTCAGGGACGCCGGGACGGTGCGCCACAACATCAAGCCACCCGTCCGCCAGCCAGCCGCGCTTGTCATACACAAACACCTGCCCCTCCAACTGCTTGTTGGCATTAACTCTCGCAGCTACAAACCACATGCCCGGTGTAACCGGCTTGTCCGTAAACGTGTGCCAGCTCATGCCGCCTCCTTTGGCTTTCAGCGCCTGCACCATCAACATCATGCTCACAACAAACCTCCTAGGCGGTGCGCCTTAACCGTTGCCTTCGTGCCGTAGCGGGTCGGCACGCTCTTGTCATAACTGATGATGCTGTGCGACTTTCTCAGGTCACTGAGGCGGCTCCTGAACGTGGAGCCGAGGCCGTACTCCACCGCGTCCAAATAGGTGACTTCCTGCGCCTCTTGCAGCATCCGCAGCAAAATCTCTTCATGCGACGGGTATTTGCCCGTCTCCTTGTGTTTGGCGCGTATCCAGGCAGTTACGCGCGCGTGTTCGCTTCTAGTCATCTTTTCTGCCCTCTAGCCGCATAATGTGGACTTGGCTTAAAATCACGGTGAGCAATGCGCACAGCGTGGTCGCGCGCATCAACCGAACCTGAAACAGGAGGTGATTTATGCCGGATATAAGCGCCGCATCGGGTGTCGCCACCATCGTGCTGGCATTGATCGGGTTGGCTGGTGCCGTCCACCAGCTCACCAAAAACAGCAGCAGGGAAGCGCAGGCAGAGACGATAATCAACACACTACTTCTGTTCCTCCTGGTAATCGCCGTGGTCGCCGCCCCTGCATGGGTTTTCCCGGTCTTTGCCGTGAATGTCGTCGTCAATACAGGTTTTTTCATCTTCAAATCCCAAGTGATACGCGGCGATTACGTCGCATTAGTGATGAACTGGACGATGCTTGGGGTGTTCTTCTCCCAAGCAATACGTTGATTTGCCCGCGCGCGTGTTCGCTTTGGGTCATGCTTCCCCCCAAAATTTGAAATCTTCCGGCAGGGCAATCCAGAGGCTGTAGCCCAAGTCGGCGAAGACAGCGCGCACATCGTCATCAGTTTGTGATGGTGCCCACGGTTCTCCTGACGCGTCATAGATGTCGCCGTTTTGACGTAGGGAGAACAACTGCGCCCCGTGGATTTTTTGTGACCCTACGGCCACGAATCTACTGCCTCGCGGCGGCAATTCCTCCGCGAAACTGCGCAGGTGCTTGTATTTCTCTTGTTCGTTATTCATAATTAAACCTCCTTACATGTACTTGCCGCCCAGTTTCCAGGCGGCATTTTTTTGCCCAAAATTCGCCCACGGTCAGACCTCCTCCGGGGCGGCAGCGTTGTTTGACTGGGATAAATCCGGCGGGTCGTCGTTCAAGAACAAATCTGGATGTTGCAGTTTGGTCTTCGATGGGATGCCTCGCTTCAGCCAGTTGTGGACGCGCTGATAGCTAACACCAAGATGCTTCGATACTGCGCCCGTTCCGCCTAATTTTTCAATAATTTGCGTGTCGTTCATGTGTGTCTCCTCACAACTTCTTGTTTATATTAAACGCAATGTGTATAAACAGCAAGGTGATTTGTGTACTTTATGTTTAACAAAACGTTTTGTTTTTTGCTTTAATAAGGAATATTTCAACAAGGCGTTTAACCATGAACGACGACACTCACCCTTCCATGCAGCGACTTTTTACCGCGACAGGGATGCAGGCAAGTGAGCTTGCGCGCGCACTTGATACTTCGCCACAGAACATCACAAACTGGAGCGCACGTGGCATTTCTAAGAACGGCGCGCTGTTAGCAAGTAGGATTTTTGGACTGGATGCGAATTACCTTCTGAAAGGCACGCCAAGAGGCACAGAGCCTACACAAGAAACCGGCGAACAAAGAAATGACGACGAACCACCAGCGCTGGTACTAATCCCGCAACAGCGACACGTCGCCACGTTAGATACTGCGCACCTACCGACCGCTACACACCGCCGCGTCATCCGTTACGACGTGCGGCTATCCGCGGGAAGTGGAAATGCCGAATGGGTGGTGAGAGAAAAGGACGATGACCCGCTCTATTTCCGCAACGGCTGGTTCAAAGCACGCCATTTGGACGAAAACAACCTGCGTGCCATGTATGTTAGCGGCGATTCCATGGAACCGTACCTTTACGACAAAGACACAGTCATCATAGACATCACAGAAACCGACATATCAGACGGCGACGTCTATGCCATCCTGTTCAAGGGGAAGTTTTACGTTAAGGAATTACGAAATTTTGAAGACGGCGTAAAAATCATTAGCCGCAATCCTAAATATGAAATGATGAAAGCAACGCCGGAAAACTGCAAAGAAGCAACAGATTTTCAGGTTTTAGGACACGTCGTTTGGCGTGGTGGTTAAAAATAGGAGAAAAATATGAAAACCATATTGGTTTCGGCACTTGTGGCTACTATCCCCTCTACATATGCAGTGCGGTGTAGTGATTTCAACAACCAGGAAGAGGCGCAACACTACCATGATGAACAAGGCGGCAATAGCAGCCTAGACCGCGACCATGACGGCGAGGCGTGCGAATGCCTCGCAGGTGGAAGTGCGTATGGCAGCCCAAAGTGTAACTATTAGAATATAAAGGAAATAAAATCATTAACCTGTATTCATAATGCAGTAAAATCCAAGACTTCCTTACCCAACAAAACAGGAGAATCCGATGAAAGGAAAAACCAACAAAGCACTATTAATAGCGCTTCCTTTGGCACTCGCCGCCTGCGGTGGTGGTGGTGGAGACAACCCAGCTGCGGATAGCAACAAATCGCAGGCTCCAAAGCCAGAAGTAAATAAAACCAACGATAAACAGTATGGTCTTACCTCTGAAGAATTGAAGAATATCGCCACTTCCTCGCAAGGATTGCAGGGCGTTTCTACTTTCAATGGAATTACTATGGCAGGGAAATTATCCGAATGGGATGATACTTCTTTAACCAATGCTGAACACGTCCCACCAGAATATAAAAATCAGGTAAGTACTAAAACCAGATTAGGCACCGTATTTATTCCGAGCATAGCAGAAGCAGCAAAAATTGGCGAAAAATCGCCTTCTCGAATTGGTGGTGTCGAAATTTATAAAGGTAACAAAATATACTCTTCTGGCACCTCCTATCAAAACTTCGATTATTTCCTTGCCAGTAATGAAAATAAATACAATGCGGTTCAATTTGGGATTGGTAAAAACGGTGATGCTACACCTATATTTGTAGCCTACTTCCGTGCCAGAACCACACCAGAAGACCGTATGCCCACTAGCGGTACAGCTTCCTATCGTGGCGATTTTATCGTGCCACCGGACCTGTTACCTGCGGGTGCAAATCCAGTAGGAACTGTTGCTGCCAATGTCAATTTTGGTAGCAAAGATGCAGCTATGTTGTTTACCCAGCCTAGTGGATACCAAGGAGATATCCGCGCCAAAGTTGTTGGCAGTCTTCTTGCTGGCAAGGATGGAAAAAAAGAAGTCATAGGCATCTTCGGCGGCGGTAACGCTTCTGAAATTGCTGGCAGCTACAGTGATGAAGCTGCCAATATTCAAGGTGTGTACGGCGCACAACGTCAGTAATCACTGACGCTTCTAAATCCCAAAACCCCGCCCCGCGCGGGGTTTTTTTGTTGCCTGAACATTTGACAGACGCCCCCTTGCTGCGCTCGTAACCACGCACAAAGCCCGCAACCGCGCGGGTACAGAAATTGACGAAGATTTGACCGCTGATGAGGCGGTTTTTTTTGCGCCACTCCACAAAAACACTTTATAGATTAGCAAAGTAGTAAAATAAACTACTTTGAGTATTGCGTAAACCTACCTAAAGTAGTTAAATACCCCCATCGCAACGAACAACGATGGGAGCCACAGATGAACCTGAACCTCAAAACCCTCGCCGCCGGATTGGACGACACCTTTGAATGGTGGGGCGGCGAAAGCGAAATCACCGTCTGCCGCTGGTACGGACAAAAGCTGCTGCGGCAAGCGACCTACTGGGAGCCTGCCGAGTACACGGAGGAGACCAGCGAAACCCTCACCGTCAAAGCTGAAGGAAGCATCGTCATCATCCTGAACGACGAAGGTCGCGAACTCGACCGCGAAGACTTCGGCAATTTCTACGAAAGCGACTGGGCGGGAATCCTCGCTGACATGATTGACGCGCAAATTCCCTACCGCGACCTGCAAAAAGAAGCGGACGAAGCCTACACCGAATGGCTGATTGCCCGCGCTGAAGACCGGGAGGCCGCATGAACGCCTTACTCGAAGACATCCTCGCTGGCGCGCTGCTGATAACGGTCGCCATCGTACCCGGTGGCGAGGACAACCCGCCAGCCGTGACGAAGACAGCAGCGCACCGGGAATGGGTGGCGGAGCAATGCGCTCGCCACGATTTGAGAGCCGACGAAATCACCGCCTGCAAACACTTTTGGGAGAGCGACAAATGAACATTATGAATACCGATTTGGCAAAAGAAGCGCGCCGTATCGCCGCCCCGCTGGGCAAGTCTTGCGATTCCCTGAACATCAGCTACAGCCAAACAGCTGCTTTCATCTACGCAAGCCACGACAACAAAATCATAAACATCGAAATCTACCAGAATGATAACGGCACGTTGCGCTGCCACGCCCGCAGCTATCTGAAAACAGACGGCGACCCCGTGCTTCAGGACAGACTTCTCGAAGGCGGAACCATAGGAGAGCTGGGCATCGCCGTCCGGCAATACCTCAACGAGAGGAAGGCGGCATGAATGCCCTGAAAACCCTGCACGGCGAAGCCATGACCCGCATTTGCGAGCATCTCGCCGGACATTACCACGTCATCAGGGTCGCATACGGCGTGGAAAAGGTCGAAGCAAGATTCGACGAAACGGAAGGGGATGGATGGGTGGAAATAGACATCCACAACCATTATGGACGCGGCAATTTGCAGTGCTACCTGAACCGCTACGGCAACAGGCGCGGCGGGGATTACAAAAGCCTGCTGTCCGGCGGCACACCGGAACAACTTTATGCCGCCATCAACAAACTCATTGAAGGAAAGCATGAACCACGACCACCTCTTTGACGGCGCGCCGGAAACCCGGCGTGGCCGTGAGACCCGGCAAAACGCCATCATCGCCCTGCAATGGCTGATGGAAGAAGAAGACAACCCCACCGTGCGCGCCGCCTGCGAAGTCGCCCGCGCCCTGATTGAACAAAGCCTACAGGAGCAAGCCGCATGAAAACCCTGCACAACATCCAGCGCGCGCTGGTGGCACCGAAGAACGAGCGCAACAACTTTGGCAACTACGCCTACCGCACCTGCGAAGGCATCCTTGCCGCGCTGAAGCCGCTGCTGGAGGCGGAAAACGCCGTCGTAACCCTGAACGATGAAGTCGTTGCCATCGGCGAGCGCATCTACGTCAAGGCGACGGCGACGCTCACCAGCGACGAAGGCACGACCAGCACCAGCGCCTACGCCAGAGAGGCGCAGACGAAGAAAGGCATGGACGAAAGCCAAATTACCGGCATGGCCTCCTCCTACGCGCGCAAGTACGCCCTTTGCGGCCTCTTTGCCATAGACGGCGGGGAAGATGCTGACGCGATGGATAACCGCGCCCAGCCCCCGGCGAAGCAGGCGCAGAAACCCGACGCCACGCCGACCAGTCCGCTGGAACAACAATGGCTGAACGACATCGCAGGCCTTGAAAACGCGGCGATGGTCAATGACGCGGTGGCACAAATCAACGCGCTACAACTGCCGCCGGATGCCATCCGCCGCCTGAAAACCATCCTCAACCGCCGCGCGCAGGCGCTGCACCTCGCCTACAACAAAGAAGCCGCACGCTTTGAGGCTGCCGCATGAACACCATTGACCACGAACAAAACAGTCCGGCATGGCAGATATGGCGCGCCCGCGTCTATGGCGCCTCCGACGCCGCCGCCATGCTGGACATCAGCCCCTACAAAAGCCGCGCGCAACTACTGCACGAAAAAGCCACGGGCGAGATCGCACCCGCGAGCGACTGGCTGCAACACCTCTTTGCCGCAGGCCACGCGGCGGAGGCGGCCATCATGCCAGAGCTTGAGGCGCGCGTGGGCGAGCCGCTGTACAACCTCGTCGGCGAAATCGACAACCACATCGCCGCCAGCTTTGACGGCATCACCTACGACCACAAAACCATCGTAGAGCACAAACTGCTGCGCGACAGCGACGCCAGCCGCAAACGCCATGACATGGCGGCGCGAGGCGAACTGGCGGAGCATGACATGGCGCAAGTACAACAACAACTGCTCGTATCCGGCGCGGAGCGATGCCTCTTTTGCGTCTCGGACGGCACGGCGGCAACGCTGGCCATCGCCGAAATCCGACCAGCCCCCGAATGGTTTGTGCGCATCCTCGGCGGCTGGAAACAATTTACCGCCGACCTTGCCGCCTGCGAAGACACGGCATTCCTTGAAGCCGCCGCCGAATGGCGCGCCATCAAAACACAACAGACGGCCATTGATGCCGCCGAAAAAGCGGCACGACAACGCCTCGAAGCCATCGGCGAAGCGAGCGGGCGGAAAACCCTGACGGGCGGCGGCATCACCCTGAGCTGCACCGAAAGAAAAGGCAACGTGGACTACAGCAAAATCCCGGAACTACAGGGCGTTGACCTTGAGCGCTACCGCAAGGCGGGCAGCACCTACTGGAAAATCACCGGAGCATAAACATGGCAGGCGTAAACAAAGCAATCATCCTCGGCAACCTCGGCGACGACCCCGAAGTGCGCTACATGCCCAACGGCGAACCGGTGGCAAACATCTCCATCGCCACCTCGGAAAACTGGACGGATAAAACCACCGGCGAAAAACGCGAAAAAACCGAATGGCACCGCGTCACGGCCTACCGCCGCACCGCCGAAATCATCGGCCAGTACACGCGCAAAGGCAGCAAACTCTACGTAGAGGGCAAGCTGCAAACGCGCAAATGGACAGACAACAACGGCGTGGACAGATACACCACCGAAATCATTGCCGACAGCGTGCAGCTACTCGACAGCCGCCGCGACGACCAAGGCGGACAACAAGGCTACCAACAGCAGGGCTATCAACAACAGCGCCCGCAGCCGCCCCGGCATCCGCAGGACGGCAACCCGCCGCCGCAGAACCACGCGCAGCCGCAACAACAAGACTGGGATGACGACATCCCCTTTTGACCGCGAAAACCCAGCCGTCACGGAAATCGTGACGGTTGCCCAAAAACCCACCCATCCACAACCGGAGACAACCCATGAAAGACTACACCGACGTCATCAACGACCTCAACGCAGGCGTCACCGCCAGCACCCTGACCGCCGTACTGTGCGAAGCCGCAAGCCGCGTGCTCGCCAACGAAAAAGCGGCAGAAGTCACACTCACCCTGAAGCTCAAACCGCTGAAAGGCACGCAGAACCAGCTACAGGTGGAGAGCCTCATCAAGAACAAAATGCCAACCGCCAAAGGCGACAAAAGCGAGACCGTCGCCGACGAGACTGTTTTGTACGTCAATGCCAAAGGCGAGATGAGCATCGTCCCCGACAACGCCATCGAACTGCCCGGCATGAACCGCGAACCCGCATAAGGAGCAACACATGGAAAACATCGACACCCTCATCAACCGCAGCGAAGTCATTACCGACCACCTGAATAAAACCATTCAGGACGACAGCATCCACTTTATCGCCCTGCCGGACGGCTTCAGCCTCGAAAGCCTGGAACGCTTTGAGGCGCAGCGTTACCACCCGCGCGGCCATTACAGCACCAGCGACTACCGCGACCTCTTGGCGTACGCCAAAGCGCGCGAAGCAGACTTCACAGGCAGCTCCCTGTTCATTGACCCGAAAGACATGATCGCCCGCGTCATCTTCGACTACGACGGCGGCCGCGGGCATGGCAAAAACACCGCACATTGCGAAGCAGAAGCCACGCCGCTGTACAGCGCCCTGCGCCGCATCTGCCACAAAGACCTGACCAGCCAAAAAGAACTGGTCCAACTGCTCGAAGACTGGGCGGGAGAAATCACCGCCCACGACAAAGACGGCGCGGAAATCCCGCTTAATACCGCCGTGAGCCTACTCTCCAGCCTCACCGTAGAAAAAGCCAAACGCCTGAAACAGACGCAAGGAGACTGGGAGCACGAGCGCACCGTAGCCGAACGGGCAGCGCTGAAAGCAGAAGGGCAAATGGTGACAGAGCTGCGCATTACCGACGAACTCTACACCGGCACCGCAGAAAAAATCACCGTGCGCGCCCGTCTCTCGCTGGTGGTTGCCGACGACAAATTTGCGCTGAACCTGCGCCTTGTCGGCGAAGAAAAACACAACCGGGCGAAGGCACAAGAAATGCGCGCGATGGCAGAAAACGCGCTGCAAATGCCCGTCTATAACGGCCAGTACGACAGCAAATAAACCGGGAGCGGGGAGGGGCAACCCGCCGCAAAGAAAATGACACAACAAACCGAATGGGAAAAGGCCTACGACCGCATCAAGACTAACGCGCAGCGGGTGGACATCATCGCCGAGCGCGAAGCCTTTGAGGCGTACCAACAACAATGCGGACTGCCGATAGACAGTCGCTATCACGACGCCGAGACCGGCTACACCGACTACCTCAACATGCGGGCGTTTGACCGCTGGGATGCGTGGTTAGCGCGGGCCGTAGCAGATAGGGAATAACTCACACACCTTAAGTTGAAAGAACGGACAAGCGGCGAGTGTCCGAAAAAACCGCCGCAGCATTGGGCGCAGGTACTGCTCCTACGTGGCTCACCTCCCTGCGCTGACGATGCCGACTTGCCGCCGTAAGCGGCTCCCGAATTACAGGAGCAAGACATGAGCGATGAAAAGAAAAATACCATGCACAACAACGAACAACACAGCTACAAACCAGCAAATGCAATTAGCGATGAAATGAGAGGCACACCATGACCACACCCAACCCCGGCAGCGATGCCGCAATCAGAATGGGCTGCACCTGCCCCGTGATGGATAACGCCCACGGCAGGGGAATCATGGGCGACGGCGAGAATCACGGCTACTGGATAAGCAGCGGTTGCCCCTTGCACGGGCAGAAAGGAGAAAAACCATGAGACAGCACAAAATCATCCGCCGCATCATCCATTACCCCGCGCCGGAAAAAACTGCACCGCCGGAACATTTTCCCTACTACTATCCAGCGATTAGCGGCGACGACGCGCACACATTATCTGGAATATGGTGCGGGTGTAAACATGACATCGCCCCGCTGGGAAAAGGGTTGGTACATCGGACAAGAGAAAATGCCATGCAGCACGCAAAGGCATTATTGGGGGAGAAATGAAGCGCTACATAATTACGGTGGAAGCCGAAACACCGCCAGCCGTTATGCTGGGGGAGCGAATCGCCGGAGGTGTTGTTATCGAACTCAAGCAGCACGACGCGCTGGCAACAGCGGCACAACTCGCTGCTTACTACGGCGTGACCACCAAAACCATCCGGGAAAAACTCGCGGACATCAACCAAGGCACATCGGGCAAAGCCCTATACGATCCGCACCGCGCCGCAGAAATTATGCGCACCGTACACAGGCGCGGTCGAAAACGGGCAAGCTAGCCGTTGAACATATCTACAATCTCATCAGCAGACGGATTGTAATAAGTGTTGACCAACACCTCTATTTTCCGGTGCCCGGTGATTTTGGCCAACACATGAACCGGCAACCTGCGATCGCGCACCATGCGAGACGCCGCCTCGTGGCGCGTGTCGTGGAATCGTAAATCAACAACGCCCGACTTTGCCTTAATCCGGCGCCAGGACGCCTTGAAAGCGTCTAAAGTAATCGGGAAAAACACCTCGCCTTCGGGCAACAAATCAAGAATCGCCCGTGCTGCGCTTGATAAAGGAACATCGCGGGCATGGCCATTCTTTGACCGTGGCACATGCACATAATTTCCAAACACATCTGAGCGCCGCATCGCCAAAATTTCACCCTCACGCATCGCGGTTTCAACCGCGAACAACACCATCAACGCGACAAAATGCCGTGTGTATCTAGGGCGCATCCCTTCCTCATACCTTGCGGCTGCCATGAGCGATGCCAGTTCATCCGTACTGATGCGTCGCAGTCGTGGTTTAGGCTGTGTCGGTTTGGAAATAGCGAACCACGGGTTTTCATCAAGCGCGAACAACTCCTTCTTCGCAAAACTGAAAACCGAAGAAAACAGGCTGATTTCCTTCAGCACCGTCCCTGCAGAAACCTCCGTCAAACGCCGGTTGCGCCAGTCGGTCAAATACTGAGGCGTAATCTGGTGAATCTGCATTTCGCCAAGCTGGCGGAACTTGCCGTCGAAGGCGCGCCATTGCTCGCCAATCTGGCGCGCACTCGGCGACTTGCTGCCAACGCGGTCAATATAGAGGCGGAATAACTCACGGAACGTTATGGACGATTTCCGCCCAACTTTCTGCCCGGCCTTGAGCGACAACAGCCTCTCTGCCGCCCACCGCTCACATTCACGCGCGGTGTCGCGTGTGGCAGAATATCGCTGCCCTTCAAACATGATTTCGATGCGCCAGGCATCTCCGCGTTTCCGTGGTTTTGGCAATTTCATCGGCAGCTCTCAGGCGTAAATTTGGCGTAAATTTACGGCGTATTTTTCCGCAAAAGCGGGAAAACTGCCACTTTTAAGAGAGAAGGGAAGGGCGACATGTGTACGCAGAAAAAGAAAAAGCCCTGAATAAACAGGGCTTAAATATATAAAATCTGGTAGGCACGATTGGACTCGAACCAACGACCCCCACCATGTCAAGGCTGATTACAATACAATTAAATCAGTTTGTTGTATTCAATTTGGCGTAATTTTGGCGTAATAGTATTGTTGCGCTCTTGATACAGATTGCCCGATTAGACAACCACCTCACCGACCTGCTGGATTAGGTCGTCTTGAGATACTGGTACACCGTCTGCGGCGTCTGCCGCTCCGGTTTGTCCATGCCGAGGACGGTAGCGACAAACTCGCTGCAGAACCAACGGCTTTTGCTCTGGCGCAGGAGCGGGCAAATAAAACGGAAGACACCGAGCCAGTCGTATTTCTGTCCTTCATGGACGCGCAGTCTGTTCGATACTTGCGCGTCGGTGATGGTGCGTCGCCCTTTGAGGTCAAAGGCAGGCAGCAAATCCCAGCGGTCGCCGGGGAGCATCATGAATTTGCCGCGCACGCCACCGTCGCGCACCGACGCCGACACGCAGTAATAGACGCCGGGGTGGGTAGTGTCCGGGATGGCCAGCTCGCAATGCGAGTAGGGCGAGCGGGTAATCAGGCGGATGGCGCCGTCAAAGAGGTATTTGACGCGCTCGCGCAATGATGCGCCGGGGCGTGGGCAGCCTTTGTAAAAGGCAACGTAAACGCTCATGCGTCACCTCCAGCAGGTGCTGCGGGCATCATCGGCGGTTTGTAGTGGATGGCGACGGCATCGAGCGCGGCAAGGCTGTCGGCGGCGCGGATTTGGTCTTCGATTGCTTGCCGCTGACCGGCGACGGACGCGGTGAGCGCGGTGTAGGCGTTGCTCTTGGCGAGTGCTTTGGCGCGCAGCTCGTCCAGCGGCACACCACGCGCGCGGGCGATGCCTGCCAGTATCGGCGTGGATGCCTGCTTGTCCGCCGCCCACGCTTGCGCCTCTAGTGATTGCTGCGCCCATGAATCGCGCTCGAATTGCGGTACGCCGTTGAGTCCAGCTACGCGCTCGATAAATGCCTGCGCGGCCTCGGCGGCGGCGTGCAGTTTGGCGGTTTTAGCGGCTGCGAACGCGGCTTGCGGGTTGGGGTGGTAGTCTTTTTCATCGACCAGCCGCTGCCCTTCGGCAGGTTCAAACGGGGTTTCTGTCCAGCCGCAGATTTCGCCTTTGCTGTTTAGGATGTGGTAGCCCATGATTTACTCCTTTGTCCACAATTCGACGTATGAATAGCCGTAGCTGCTGGCGATGTAGATGCTGGCGCCGCCAAAACTGATGCCATCCACGGCGACCATGCTGGTTGGTTGTGTACGACCGGGGGGATTACGCGCGGCAATACTCCCGTCTGGATGTTTGAGTTGATGGATACCATTCGGACTTATGGTGTGATTACCTAAACACGCAAAAACCAGCGCGTTTTCTGGTGATTTAATGGGCTTGGTAAGCTCTTGTTCTGCCCCGGGCCCACCACTACCACCACTATGAACATTGACCTTGCGTTTCCAGCTGGTTTTGATGGTGTCGTAGATTTGTTGCCGCACCGCTTGCAGGTTGTCGTTGTGGGCAATCAGTGCGGCGCGGGCGGTGGCGGTTTGGACGATTTCGGCAAGCGCTACGCTTGAGAGAGCGACTGCCGTCATGGCCGTCTGCGACGCAGCGACTGCTGTCATTGCTATTTGGGAAGCAGCGACCGCTGTCATCGCGGTTTGGCTGGACGCTACCGCGCGCATCGCTACTTCGCTCGCCGCTATGGCACGCATGGCCGTATCGCTTTTGGTAACGGCGGCCAGCGCTGCCGGGGTGTCGATGATGTATTGCGTCAGCTCGGCGGATTTGGCGACGACCGCCATGCTGGGCGCGTGTTGTGGCCAGATGTCCCACAGGTTGGGGGTGTTTTTCCACAGGGCGACGGCGGTTGGTTCGGAGAGTATCGCGGTGGCGGCAGGAGTGCTTTCCGCCAGCATCGCCAGCGCGAGGCGGTTCCCCAGGCATTTTTCGAGGATGTCGCGTTGTTGTACTAGCCAACGGGCGACGTCTGCATCGGCAATCGCGCTTTCAAACAGCGCTTTATTGTCGGTAAACCAGATGTCGCGGTTGACCGTTCCCGCCATTTCCAGCAGGCGCTGGTGGAATAACGGGATGGCGCTCTGGTAGGTGTTCGCTTTTTTCTGCAACACGGCATAGAGGGTGTCGTTTTTGGCGATTTCGGCGGCGGTAAAGCGGCGTTCGAGTTCGGTTTTTAAGGCGGCAGGGAAAATGTCGTGCGCCTCCGGCGCGGCTTCGTAGAGGATGCACAGCTCTATCAGGCGCTGGTGGCTGAGGCTGGTGAGGTCGGCTTTGAGCAGGTTGGCAACGGCGGTTTTTTGTTCTGGGGTCATGGGTTTCTCCTTTATAGTCCGGCAAGGGCGAGGATACGGTTTTGGTTGATGCGCTCGTCGTAGGCGGCGATTTGTGTGCGCAGGTCGGCGATGGTGTTGTTGATGCGTCCTTCGAGGGCGAGCAAGCGGGCAACATCAATTTGTTTCAGGTCTTCCGCCAGTTTTCGCGCCTGTTCGAGCAGTTGTTGTACCTGGGCAGCTTCCAGTTTTTGTTCCATGCGTCCAATGCTGGCGTTTACGCTGGCTTCAAAGGCGTTGAGGCGGTGGTAGATGGCGTCCACGTCGAGCGGGTCGTTGATGAGCGTTTGTCCGTCGTCGCTCCAGCGCAGGTATTTTTTCGCGTCCGGTAGCGGGAAGGACGGGGTAACGGTGGCGTTCACCGGGGCGAGCATCGCCCGCGCCAGTTGTGCCTGCAATTCTTGGCAGATGACGGTGAGCAGGTCGAAGCCGTCGTTGAGCAGCGTCGGGTAGAAGCCGCCCTGGTTGGTGAAGGTCTTTTCCTGCACGATGGCGGTTTGGCTGCCGATGGCGAGTTTTTCGCCGGTGGCGAGCGCGACGGTGAGGGTGAGTTGTCCGCCGGGGTGCGCTTCCTGGTTGTCGTGCAGGGTTACGCGGTAGTCAGCGCCGTAGGTGAGTGCGCGTTCTCTGCCTTGGCTGTCTGCGACAAAGGCGCGCACGTCGCCCGCGTTGAATACTTTGAAGGTAAACGGGAACGCCGTTTGGCTGCCGTCGCCGAGATAGGGACCGGCGCGGCGGTTGCTGGTTGAGATGGTCATTTTTTCTCCTTGTAGCCAAAGATGAGTGCAAGCGGGTTGTCGGTTTTGCCATCGTCGAGCGCCTCGAAACCATCCCACGAGCGATTGATTTGTGCGGCGGGCAGGCCGTACCACGAGCCTGCGGTGTTGATGAGGGCGCGGCGGAAACCGTCATCCAGTTCGCCCTGGCGCGTCTGTTCGATGAGTTTGTAGGCGTCGGCAATACTGCGTGTGCCGGTGGGACCGCTGTAGCTGCGCCCGCCAAACTGGAGTTCGCGCAGGGCGAAGAAGTGGCCGGTAAGGCTGTTGGCAACGGCTTTGCCCACGGACGCCTGCCAATGTTCTTCGTCCCAGTCGTCGCTGTCGCCCGGTTTGAGCAGGTCGGAAAGGGCGGCGTCAATAATCGGCATGGCGACGGATAGCATCAGCACGGTTCCTGCTTTGTAGCCGAGGCTGCGTTTCGCGGTGAGCGCGTTCACCTCCAGATTGAGAACGGTGTTCATGAAGCCGTAATAGACGGTGAACAGCTTGCGCCATTCGCCGCCGCGCTCGATGGCGGCGAGGTCTTTGGTCATGCCGCTGCCCTGCGAGTCGATGACGGCCTGGTCGGCGTGCGCCACCGCATCCTGGATGTCCGCGCCCGCGCGCAGCGATTTGTTCAGCTGCGCGTGCCAGGTGATGACGTCCACTTGTTGCTGCACCGCCATGATGAGGACGTAGCCGTAGCGCCCCATCGCCTGACGAATCGCATTCTGCTGTTCGAGGGCGTTGCGCAGTTCGTTTAATTCGCGGAAGCGGGTGCGCGCGCGGTTTTGCATGAAGGGCGAGGCGCCCTGCGCTTCGCGGGTCATTTCCCGAGGGCTGCGGATGAATTGGGCGGTGGCCGCCAGTACGTCCTGCCCGCCGACGCGGGCGACGGATTGCAGGATGCCGAGCGGCTGTTTCAGGGCGGAGACGACGTTAAACGCCAGCCCTGCCATCGAGGCGTAGCGGCGCACGGTACGCAGCGCGTCTTCGCCCGCGGCAAGGGTCTCGTTATCGCCCACCGCTATGTCTTGTATCCATGTCTTGAACTGGCGCAGGATGTCCGTGCCGTAGTGGTCTTTGACCGCGTTTTGCAGGCGGGTCGAACGCAGCAGTTTGTTGGCGTCGATGAGGTACTCGTGCCATGCCAGGTCATGGATGACGTCGGAAAAGCCGGAGTAAATCCCGGCGAAGTTGTACACCAGCGGGCGGTTATGCACTTCTTTGACGCGGCTCTTGGTGTGGCCGCGCCGGGTGGTCGCCGCGGAATGGACGCCGCGCATTTGTGCCTGTACGGCGCTGGCGGCGTCATCTTCGGCGGCGCGCTCCGATGCCTGGGTGTCGTAGCGGATCGGGTAGTAGCCGCCGCGCATCTCCACGATTTGCCCGTCGGCGCTGCGCACCGCGAACGGCGTCGGCGCGACCCATTGCGGCTCGATGCCGTTCACCCGCCGCTCTTTGGCGGCAATCGCCGGGCGGTAGGTCTCGAAGTAGTCCCAGATGGCTTGCACCGCCTGCCAGTCGGCGGCGGTCAGTTCGGCGAACAGCGGCGCAAGGTCGGTTTCTTCCCAGTTCTCGCCGCCGAGCAGGCGTTGCAGGTTGCCTTCGTTGCCCCGGTTGAGCGCCATCACGAAGATGTCGTTATGGGTGAAGCTGCGCGTCTTTCCGGCGATTTGGTAGCTCTTTTTGCGGTTGGCCGCGCGGTCGCGGATGAGTGGTGCGAGGATTTCCGTCAGCTTCGCCGTCGCTTCTGCCCGCATGGTCGTCTCCCGATCCGCAGCGGCATTTGCCGGACGAATGAAGTATTCCCACACCGCGCCGCCGTCGGTATCGCCATCCAGTCGCCGCGCCAGCATCGCCGTTTTCAGGTGGGCGGCGAAGAAGCGGCCAACGGCGGCTTTTGCCTTGCCCGCCTTCGTCGTCGGCGTGCGGTTCTCGATACCGCTCACGCGGGCGTGGGCGTCGATGGATGCCACCATGTTTTCTATGGCGGTGTTGTAGTCTTCTTTTTTGCGCGCGGTGAGCAGTTCGTTTTTCGTCCGCCCCCGGTGTTCGATTTGCCGCACCGTATCCACCAGCCCACGCAGTTCGTCCACGGTCAGCGTCTGCCACGGCTGGCGCTTCAGCTCGTCCAGCATCTCCGGCGCGATGTCCGGCTCGATGCCCTGCTCGCGTTGCGCCTGCACCCATTCTGCAAGCGACTGTCTGCGGTCGAGCGCCTTGCCGGATTGGTCGCGCAGGTTGTAGCGTTCGAGCAGCGCCTCGATTTGTTCGCGCTCCTCGATGGCAACGGTTTTCGGATCAAGTTTGTTCATACGGCGCAGATACAGCGCGTGCTTTTTCGTCTCTACTTTCGCCTCATGCGCGGCGCGGGCAAGCGAGGCCTGCAAGACTTGATTGCGTTTTTCTGCGGCGGCGGTAGCGATGTCGCCCTTTTTCATCGCAGCCAAGGCGGCTTTGGCGGCACGCGTTTCCATGCGGGTGTATTGCGCGGGCGAGAGGTCGCGGATGCGTTTTTGTCCGATGGCCTGCGCCGCCAGTTGCCGCGCCGCGCTCTGCACGAGACGCGCGCCGCCGCTTGCCTGGGCCAGCGCGTTGTACTCGGTCGCCAGTACGCGCAGGCGCAGGTCGTTGTGCGCCGCCATGTCCGCCGCTTCGCTGATGGCTTCCGGCGTCGCCAGTTCGCCGTGGCGCTCCAGCATGATGCGGTCGGTAAACGCGCGCACGGCGCTTTTCGGTTCTGGCGCGGCAAGCAAGGCTTGTACCAGCGCGTCGCCGGAATCATAGACGGGGTTGCCGTCCGCATCCATGACCAGCTCCGCCAACAGGTCGGGATGGATGCCGCCTTTTTTCTTCACTTTGCGGCCAAGGGCGGCAATCTGTTCGTCGCCGTAGCCCATCTCTGCCAGGCTGGCATAGTCCAGGCGAAACGATGGCAGGTCGTGCAGGTGCGCGTGTTCCCCGGTTTTGCCGCTGCCGGGGTCGGGCTGGTGGCGGTTGCTGTATTGCGTGTCGCCGCGCCGCTGTGCCTCGAAAAGTTCGTAGAAGTCGTTGAGGCTGTCGCTTTCCGTGAGGTAGCCGTATTGCACGAGCGCCTGCCGCATCCCGTCAAGGCTTTGCCCGCCTTCGCGGCGCAGCACGAAAAAGCCCGGTTTGACCGGGCTGATTTTGTCGGCGGGGTCAAAGCCCCAGGTGCGTTCTATTTCCTGTCGGTTGATGCCGCCAATTTTGGCGATGGCGGTAAAGAGGTCGTCGTGTTCCGGCGCTACCGCATCTGTCCACGGCCGCTGGTTGCTGGCGATAGTGGTATCGGCGTTCATCTTGCCGCTGAGCATCTGCCAGACGCGATAGACCGGCTGCGCCATGATGGCGTTGCGCGCCTCGATTTCCGCTTCGTGGCGCAGGATTTTCGCCTCTTTGCTCTTCGCTTTCAGCGCCTTGTGTTTCAGGCGGGCAATCGCCTTGGCGTCGCCCAACATCCGCAGGCTCATTTCGTCGAGGGCGGCGTCGCTCGCCCCCTGAAATTGGCGCTGGTAGTCGGCGAACTGCTCCGCCGTCATCCCCGCTTCTTCGGCGTTGTCGAAGATCTGCATCATGCTGCGGTTCTGCTCGGCCAGTTCGATAGCGTCACTGGTCGCCAACATCCGGTCGAAGACCTGCCGCACTTCGTCGTTGAGCGGGGCGTTGAGGTTACGCGCGGCTTTGTAGATGCGCAACAGCCAGGCACGGAAACGCTGAAACGCGCCCTGCAATTCCAGCGACGGCGCTTTCCCTTCGAGGACGTAGGTCTCAAACTGCCGCGCGGCCAGTTCGTGGTGGCTGCGTTTTTCCTCGATGGTCATGCTGTGCCAGGTATCCAGATCCAGCCCGCCGAGGTTGGCAAGCAGGCGGTCGGCATCGTTGATGATTTGTTTTTGTCCGTCGGTCAGCGCTTCGCCTGCGTCATTGCGCGCGCGCAGTTCGCTGGCATGCCGGGTGAGTGTTTCGAGGAAGTAGTGGCCGAGTTCGTGGATGAAGGTGGAGAGGTCGGCGTTCGGGGTCAGGGTGATGGTGTTGGTATCCGGGCTGAAGGCACCGCGCGGGACGGGGGCGTCCTGGTGGTAGATGTTGGCATCCGCCGGGTCAAACGCGCCGCTGTTGCCGGTGGCGGATTTGAGCTGTTCGGGGCTGAATACAGCCAGATTCCGTATGCCGTCTTCATTCACATAAAGACCATCCAATCCTGAATTCTTTATCGCTTCCAGGACGGTTCTATCTTCCAACCGCTGCCATTTTCCTTTTTTGACTTCGCTCACCGCACCGGTTCCTAATCCGGCCTTCATTGCAATTTGTTTGACGTGGGTCTTGTTGGAATAGTCAAACGGGTTCTTGGCGGCAACGAATAGCGGCATGATATTCGCGCCTCTCGCCATTTCCCCGTTTTCCTGCACAATGAATTTCTCGACAAATTTCGGATCACCCGATACAAAATGAATATTCCTGTCATTCTGGAATACGTCAAAATCAGCCAATGTCGAGTGATACACCACTTGTGGCTCGCCCGTCTGCGGGTTCACCACTTTCGAGGCATTCTCAGGGTCATTCTGCCAATCGCCAAACCATGCCTTGAATGACGGCGTGCGCACCTGCACCCATTGGCGGTAATTAAGTTCCGTCTGCCCTGCCGCTTTGGCCGCGTTGTAGGCTACTTCGCCGCCGTATTGTTGCGCGGTTGTCTCGAACTCTTCTGCCTGCGCAGTGTTGGCGGTGGTTTGCTGGTAGCTGTCTTGGGCGGGGGTGTTTTGTTGCGCGGCCTGCGCCTCCGTCGCTTGTGTTGCGGCCTCTTCTGTGCTAGCTGCTTGACTCAGGTCGTCGTTTGTCTTAACATTGCGCGCAGAGAGGTCAGCATCTGATGTAAGATCCCAATGCAATTGAAGCGGATGGGTATTCAGGAATTGCTGGCCTTTTTGCTTGTTCAGATACAACAAATCAGTATCGAATGCCCGTACTAGCTGCCGGTTGCTTCTCCCATATACGCTGGCAATATCGACCAGATCCAGGCCTCTTTTCCCTTTCTTCAAATGCAGGGCGGCAATAACCGGCTTGTCCCGCCCGCTCTCCCGCTCCATCAATTCTGTTAGCACCACAAAGGAATCTGCCCGGGTGGCCGATTTGAAAACCGCTATCGGGTCGTTCAGATTGGCCGGCAACCGTTTCAGATCTTCTGGGCGAATGGCATGGCGGCTTTCGTCGTAGCTGTTGTGCCTGTCCAGGTAACTCACAACCGCCTTTTCAATTACCCCGCCAGAGATGCGGACTTTGCCATCCGGCACGCCCACCAGTTTCAACACTTCCGGTGTTGTCCCTAGATCAATATAACCTGCGGCAACTCTCCCGGCCACCACGTCGTCCACCGCCTGCGCAAAGGCAGAATCTGCCGTTTCATCCAGTTGCTGGTAGCTGTTCTGCGCGCTGGCCTGCCTGGGGGTGACGGGGACATCGAAGATAGTTTCGCGGTTGCCGCGCTGCCAGGATTCTTCCCTCAGCGCCTTCAGCGTTTGTTCGGTGTCGCCTGTGTATCGCCGCAAGCTCTTTACTGCCAGAGTTTTTCCGCCCGCCAGCACTTCTTCCACAACCGCCACGCCACCTTCCGGCAAGGCTTTTACCGATACCAGGGCACGCTGCCCGTCCGGCGTTTTCAGGCCGTACAAGCGCACGTCGGGGGTTGTAATGGTATCGCTGATGGTGGTGCGGTCGGCGTCTGTCAGGGGGATGTTTTGTTTTTTGCCGTTTTCTTGCTGGATAGCGACCGCGTCATGGGCGATGGCGCGCTGATAACCCGCTATGTCCATACCACCGAAACGGGCTACTTCGCTGACAACTTCGGTGTCTATAACCTGCGTGTTGCCTGCTGTTCCTGCATTCTGTCCGCCTTGCACCGCCGCTCCTGCGCCTGCCGCCAACTGGCGCGCGGCTTCGGCGGGGGAGAGAGTCTGTTCGCCCGCTTGCGTCCGGATGGCAACCTGCCCGCCAACGATGTGGATGCCGTATTGCGCATGGTATTCCTGCGGGCTGATACCCATGCGGCGTGACAGGGTGTCCACACTGGCCGCGTAGAGGGTGGCGTAGGTGCGGTTCGCCTCCGTGGTGGTCTGCCCGGCGGTGTTCAACTGTTCAATGATGGATTGCTCAAGGGCCTGTATTTCAGTGGCGCGGGTGTCTTCTGCGGCCAGGCGCGTGACTTCGTTGCGGATGTCCTGTTCCAGTTCTGCCTGCCCGGTGGTTTCCAGTTCGTGCAAGGAGAGGCCGTCAGCGGTGCGCAGATGCGGTTTGATGGCGTCTTCAAGCCCCTTGTCCGGCGCAATCTTGGTGAGGATGTCCGCCGCCGGAATCTGCACCGTGCCACCGGTCGCCAGCGCCTGGCGGATTTCGCCCACGCGGTCGGGCAAAGCTTCTTCCAGCGCCGCCACCAACCCGGACTGGTGCAGGGCGTTTCCGTCCACATAGTAGTGCCGGATGTCGGCGTTTTCTTCGATCTGCTCCGCCAACCCGCGAAAGACGTCCGGCGCGCGCTGGTTCAGTTTGCTCGCGCGCGCGGCATCGGTCATGGCGGTGAGGTTGTCCAGGTCGGTCGCCTGTTCTTTTTTCATGCCTTCGATGCCGAGGTGCGCGTAAGCGCTGGCCAACTCCGTGCCGCCGGTGGCAATTTCGGCGACGGCTTCCAGGCCGACGTCGCCCCAGTCGTGGACTTCGCCCCGGTCGGCGATTTGTCCGGCGGCTTCGCCTGCCGCGCCCATGCCCATACTGGCGGCAATACCTGCCCCGGCGGCGCTTACGTGGCGCCCGGTACGGCTGCCCCATCCGGCAATTTTTCCGGCGACGCCCATCGAGAGCGCGTCAAACAGGCCGACGGCGGCACCGCGCCGGCTGGCGGCGCCGCTGGTTGCGTCCACCTCTG